GGCTTGATTGTCGCTTATCCTTCCGCCGCGAAGCCGCTTCAGTTCGATATACAGCCCGTGGAATTCGCCGCGCGGAACGGGCAAGCATAAATCGGGAACGCCCGCTTTTACGCCCTCCGCCCGAAGTCGCCCAGCTTCCGCTTTGTGTCGGCTTCCGCCGTTCGGCACGTGATAAAGCAAATTCAATTCGGGATATTTCCCACTTTGCATTGCCGCCCACGAAAAAAGCGTCATTTGCTCTTGTGCTTCGGTCGGAACTGGAAGTTTATTTTTCTGCATTGTGCGATACCTCCCATTCCGCATACATAAAGACGCGCTTTCCTGCCGCTGTTGCCCTGCCGAATTCATAGATCGCGCCGTTGCTGTCGATCCAATCCGGAAGGAAGCAAGCCGCCGCGCATTCGTCAAGCATTGCGGACGACATACGGATATATGCTTCGTACGTGAAGCCCTCCGAAGGCAAAAGCGCCGGATTTAGGACGATGAAGCCCGCTTCTTCCAGCTTCGTTTGCGCTTCGCGAAATTTTGAGCGGTAAAAAATATCGCCCGTGATCTTTCCGGCAAGATATACCGTTTCTTTGCCTTGCATTTGTTCGCCCTCCCTTTATTCGTCGAAAAGCGTTCTTTGCGCTTTCGCTTGTTCCTGCTCCAATAGGTCAAAAAGCCGGATTTGCGCTTGCTCTTGTTCCAGCCGCTCGTTTGCCGCCTTGAAATAATCTTCGTCAATCTCGAAGCCGACGAAATCAAGCCCGCCATGCCTATAACACGCAACCAGCGAACTTGCGCTTCCTGCGTGTGTATCAAGTATCCGCATTCCTTTTCGGGCAAACAGGGAAAGAACCCATAAATACAGCTTCACGGGCTTTTGTGTCGGATGGATCGTCCCTTCGGTCAGCAATTCAACGCGGTTCATTGTCAAAACGCGCGTCGGCGTGTCAAAGCTGGTATACGCAAGTTCGCAATCGCTCATTGTCAAGCCGTGTTGCCCCTTGTCCCATACAAGCCATCCTTTGTGTCCCTCTTGCAGATACGGAACGAAGTAATTTCCGCCCCATATCACTTGCGCTTTTGATACGCGTTCAAGTTCGCGGAAGTATTCGGGCGGCGGGATCGCTTTATCCCAGCTTTTCCGGATATGCTCTTTCCGGTTATGCTTCGGATTACTGGATACGCGCTTCTTTTGCCCGTCTATTCCGATACCGTAAGGCGGATCAACGATCGCAAGGTCAAAGAACCCGTCCGGAAACTCTGCCATTCCCTGCATACAATCCATGTTGTAAAGCCTGTTCAATTCAAGCACCCTGCGATCACCACCTTTCCGTGTGCTGTACTGTTTTCTTTTCTCCCCCCTCCGCCCCCCGCTGGGGGGAACGGCTCAAAGGAATAATCTTTCCCGTATGAGCGGGCGCGCCCTGTTATTCACATATCCCCGCGTAAACTGTGGATAACCCTTGATTGATTTCTATTCCCGTCGCCGCCCTGTTGCTATCACTCCGCCGTCAATCTATCAACGGGCTTTCGCGGCATATCCTCGCGCCGCGTTGCGCCGCTCCGGTATTCCACGATCCCATTGACAGCTTGCCGCCTTCGTGATCTATGAAAAACAGGCGACGGGGAATAACGAAATCAATCTTCAAGGCTCTATCCTTGAACGAAGCAAGGCTTCGTTCCCAAACTTTACACATTTACAAGGCTTTTATATGCTGATCCGAAAATCAGCTTGTCCCGTCCTTCGCCGCCTTCCTGCGCGTTCGCTTCGGTGGCTCTAATACATATTTGAAATACAGATACCCGTACTTCGTGCTTTTCGTTTCCACTAATATGTAGCCTTTCGGCGGGCGCGGCGGTTTTTCTTCCGTGTATTCGCGCTTTATGACGGTCGGCGTTTCTTGATCCGGCTTCCGTGCGTTGCGCGTCTGCTTCCAGCGGTGTCCACCCTGTTCCGGTGTCCAATGGTCGAAAAGGTAATTCGCCAGCCCCGTGTAATCCTGCCCGTGATCGATCCCGTTATAGAAATTGTGTTCCCGCAAGTGATCGATCCGCAAAACGCTTCCGAACTCCCACTTCTTTTTTATGTGATCTTCCGGTACTCCGTCCGATACCATGTGGATATGAAAGCGCTGTGTACTTTTGCCCCGTCCTACATATATAAATATTACTGCGTCCGGATAAGCGTATTTCAGCCGCCGAACGAACAAATCTCGAATTCGCTTTACGTCCCTGTATTCGTGGCATTCGTGTTCGGTGTCGAACGTAAGCGTACTATATAATGAACGCGGGGAAAAATTTTCGTTGAATGCCCGCACGTGTTTTCGTCTTGAAATATTGATCCGGTGTTGTTCGCGCTCTGCGTCGTCCTTGAAGCGCTGGCGCGGTTCTGCCTTGCGTAAATCCTGCAAGCGATCGGAAACGCTGAAAACCTCTTGTTCGCAAACAACGCCCGAAAATGTCCTTCTTTTTACCCTCTGCATAATAGCCGCCTTCCTTGACAAAAAGCCGCCGTAATGCTATAATATTTGTATTGAATAGCTCCTTTTTACGGCAATGTAATTAAGGGAAGAAGCGTCCGGAACGTCACGCCGGACGCTTCTTTTTTGTTATCCGTTGTTATAGCCGTTGCCCTGCACGAAATCCGCGCAACGCTCTTCTTCGCATGGTCTGAAACGCATTCCGTCGCCGCAACCGACGCAAGGGAACGGGCGCACCCCGTCCGGCGCTTCATCGTCGCGAATGTGTACGCACGTTTCAAGGATCGCGCATTGATCGCACCAGCACTTCCGGCAATCGCCGATCAGCGTTTTTCCTGCCGGACGCTTCAAGCCCTCTTCGGTTTCCCGCGCGTCGCGTTCCTGCTGAATATCCATTGCGGCGCGTTCGATCTCGAAATCCTCCACGCCTTGAAGCAAACCGCGAATGAATGGCGCGAAGGCGTACCCGATCCCGATACCCGCACGAAGCAACGTTTCTTCGTCAATTCTTATTTCCGACATTGCGCCCGCCCCTTCCGATCGCCTTCAAGATCGCGTTCACAACGCCGAAAACGACAAGCACCGAAACGGCGACGCAAATAATACCGCAAAGCATATAAAAGGCATTTGTTATAAAATCAAACATTGTCATTTCCTGCGCCTTCCTTTCCGAATACCTCTTCCGGCTTCACATTCCAAGCCGCCGCAATATGCTTCATCATGTCGATCGCGGAAGCGCGTTTCTTGCCTTCGCCGGATAAGTAAGATACCAAGATTTCAGATTTAAGAGTACAAAGCGGGCGAACGCCAAAGCTGCCGACGTACGCGTTGTAGATGCTCAACGTGCCGTCCGTGTAGACATAGCGGACGAAATTATTTACCGGACTATCCGGCGTTGCCGTCCACCACCAGCGATCCGGAAGCGCGGGGATATTGTCGCGGAAAAGTCTGTATTCCTCGCAAGTGATAAGCCCGATCCGGACGCGATCGCCGCCGTACTTCTTCAAGCCGTCGTCCGCCGTCAAGTCGATGTTGAAATACTCGAACACTTCTTCCGGCGCGCCCGCCTCGATCAGCTTTTGCAGGAATTCGCCGTTCAGATAATGGCGAAGGGAAGAAGCGGCGAAGTCGTTACTATTCTTTTCATCGAATGCGCGATCCTCGACGCACTCCGAAGCAATGCACTTTACCCAGCTTTCCGCCGTCTGAATTACCGTCCACGCGATCCCGCCCAGCGTGAATTGCGTTTTAACCTCGATACCGTGTTTGTTTGCTGTCATATTGAAAGCCCCTTTCCATCCTCGGGCGGTTCACCCGCTCGATCAATCATTAACACTTCTTCCCGCCGTGACGATACGGGCGGGATTTGTTGTATTCGTGCTTTTGCGTGATCGCCGCGTCAATGTCAATTCCGGCGTAACCGCAATCGTCGAAAATACGAATGATAACGTCGGCAAGTTCGATCGGGATACCTTCGGGCTTGCCGTTTTCGCCGTAATAAACTTCGGTCGCGCCGCGTCCGTTGCGGTATTCCTCCAGCGCTTCGGATACTTCCGAATGAATAAGCGCCAGCACTTCGGGG